TCAGCTGCTTTTCCAATGACTCCTCCGGAGTACTTCCTATAGGGAGGTCATTGGGAAAGATCTAAAATAAAATTATTATTTTTTTATTATTTATTGTAAAGTAACAGCATAGGAGATTAATCCTTGGACTTGCTTTGTAGCTCCAGTAGTAGCACCTGCGTTTTTAAGGATCAAGTGTATATTGTCTCCACTATTAAGATTACGAGAGAGCTTTGAAAAGATCCTTTGTGGACCTGCACTTAAATCAATAACTCCACAAGAAATAACATACTGGTTAGCTTCATACATTGAACGAGCATTATTCATAACGGGAGTATTAAGGACACCCGGGAGATAGCCTTGTGGGGCATAGACTAGAGCATAAAAGAAAGACATATCCTCGGATTGAATTACAGAAGCCAGAGATATAGTAAAGTTCTTAACCTTACGCATACCTTGTACTTCAGTAGGAGGGACTATTGGGATGGACACTTGTGCATCCAGGGTATCACGGTTTTCATTAGTGATAGCAGGGAGAGTAACAAGGAACGTAGTTTGTTCAACAGAGTATTTATTGCGTTTAGAAAAAGTGCGACGTTTACCATAGCGACGTAACATATTTATGAAAAGTGGCGGGAACGATCATTGACACGACCTAGGGGCCTAAACGGTCGAAGGGGTGTAGTGTCAGTTTATAAACCTCTGAAAATTGAAAGGGGTAACCGTTTTTTGCTCAGAAAATTGAATGACACACACAACACGACCCCGTACAGGTAACACTGGTACTGTACGGGGTCTAAAAAGTGACATTTTATATCAGCTGCTTTTCCAATGACTCCTCCGGAGTACTTCCTATAGGGAGGTCATTGGGAAAGATCTAAAATAAAATTATTATTTTTTTATTATTTATTGTAAAGTAACAGCATAGGAGATTAATCCTTGGACTTGCTTTGTAGCTCCAGTAGTAGCACCTGCGTTTTTAAGGATCAAGTGTATATTGTCTCCACTATTAAGATTACGAGAGAGCTTTGAAAAGATCCTTTGTGGACCTGCACTTAAATCAATAACTCCACAAGAAATAACATACTGGTTAGCTTCATACATTGAACGAGCATTATTCATAACGGGAGTATTAAGGACACCCGGGAGATAGCCTTGTGGGGCATAGACTAGAGCATAAAAGAAAGACATATCCTCGGATTGAATTACAGAAGCCAGAGATATAGTAAAGTTCTTAACCTTACGCATACCTTGTACTTCAGTAGGAGGGACTATTGGGATGGACACTTGTGCATCCAGGGTATCACGGTTTTCATTAGTGATAGCAGGGAGAGTAACAAGGAACGTAGTTTGTTCAACAGAGTATTTATTGCGTTTAGAAAAAGTGCGACGTTTACCATAGCGACGTAACATATTTATGAAAAGTGGCGGGAACGATCATTGACACGACCTAGGGGCCTAAACGGTCGAAGGGGTGTAGTGTCAGTTTATAAACCTCTGAAAATTGAAAGGGGTAACCGTTTTTTGCTCAGAAAATTGAATGACACACACAACACGACCCCGTACAGGTAACACTGGTACTGTACGGGGTCTAAAAAGTGACATTTTATATCAGCTGCTTTTCCAATGACTCCTCCGGAGTACTTCCTATAGGGAGGTCATTGGGAAAGATCTAAAATAAAATTATTATTTTTTTATTATTTATTGTAAAGTAACAGCATAGGAGATTAATCCTTGGACTTGCTTTGTAGCTCCAGTAGTAGCACCTGCGTTTTTAAGGATCAAGTGTATATTGTCTCCACTATTAAGATTACGAGAGAGCTTTGAAAAGATCCTTTGTGGACCTGCACTTAAATCAATAACTCCACAAGAAATAACATACTGGTTAGCTTCATACATTGAACGAGCATTATTCATAACGGGAGTATTAAGGACACCCGGGAGATAGCCTTGTGGGGCATAGACTAGAGCATAAAAGAAAGACATATCCTCGGATTGAATTACAGAAGCCAGAGATATAGTAAAGTTCTTAACCTTACGCATACCTTGTACTTCAGTAGGAGGGACTATTGGGATGGACACTTGTGCATCCAGGGTATCACGGTTTTCATTAGTGATAGCAGGGAGAGTAACAAGGAACGTAGTTTGTTCAACAGAGTATTTATTGCGTTTAGAAAAAGTGCGACGTTTACCATAGCGACGTAACATATTTATGAAAAGTGGCGGGAACGATCATTGACACGACCTAGGGGCCTAAACGGTCGAAGGGGTGTAGTGTCAGTTTATAAACCTCTGAAAATTGAAAGGGGTAACCGTTTTTTGCTCAGAAAATTGAATGACACACACAACACGACCCCGTACAGGTAACACTGGTACTGTACGGGGTCTAAAAAGTGACATTTTATATCAGCTGCTTTTCCAATGACTCCTCCGGAGTACTTCCTATAGGGAGGTCATTGGGAAAGATCTAAAATAAAATTATTATTTTTTTATTATTTATTGTAAAGTAACAGCATAGGAGATTAATCCTTGGACTTGCTTTGTAGCTCCAGTAGTAGCACCTGCGTTTTTAAGGATCAAGTGTATATTGTCTCCACTATTAAGATTACGAGAGAGCTTTGAAAAGATCCTTTGTGGACCTGCACTTAAATCAATAACTCCACAAGAAATAACATACTGGTTAGCTTCATACATTGAACGAGCATTATTCATAACGGGAGTATTAAGGACACCCGGGAGATAGCCTTGTGGGGCATAGACTAGAGCATAAAAGAAAGACATATCCTCGGATTGAATTACAGAAGCCAGAGATATAGTAAAGTTCTTAACCTTACGCATACCTTGTACTTCAGTAGGAGGGACTATTGGGATGGACACTTGTGCATCCAGGGTATCACGGTTTTCATTAGTGATAGCAGGGAGAGTAACAAGGAACGTAGTTTGTTCAACAGAGTATTTATTGCGTTTAGAAAAAGTGCGACGTTTACCATAGCGACGTAACATATTTATGAAAAGTGGCGGGAACGATCATTGACACGACCTAGGGGCCTAAACGGTCGAAGGGGTGTAGTGTCAGTTTATAAACCTCTGAAAATTGAAAGGGGTAACCGTTTTTTGCTCAGAAAATTGAATGACACACACAACACGACCCCGTACAGGTAACACTGGTACTGTACGGGGTCTAAAAAGTGACATTTTATATCAGCTGCTTTTCCAATGACTCCTCCGGAGTACTTCCTATAGGGAGGTCATTGGGAAAGATCTAAAATAAAATTATTATTTTTTTATTATTTATTGTAAAGTAACAGCATAGGAGATTAATCCTTGGACTTGCTTTGTAGCTCCAGTAGTAGCACCTGCGTTTTTAAGGATCAAGTGTATATTGTCTCCACTATTAAGATTACGAGAGAGCTTTGAAAAGATCCTTTGTGGACCTGCACTTAAATCAATAACTCCACAAGAAATAACATACTGGTTAGCTTCATACATTGAACGAGCATTATTCATAACGGGAGTATTAAGGACACCCGGGAGATAGCCTTGTGGGGCATAGACTAGAGCATAAAAGAAAGACATATCCTCGGATTGAATTACAGAAGCCAGAGATATAGTAAAGTTCTTAACCTTACGCATACCTTGTACTTCAGTAGGAGGGACTATTGGGATGGACACTTGTGCATCCAGGGTATCACGGTTTTCATTAGTGATAGCAGGGAGAGTAACAAGGAACGTAGTTTGTTCAACAGAGTATTTATTGCGTTTAGAAAAAGTGCGACGTTTACCATAGCGACGTAACATATTTATGAAAAGTGGCGGGAACGATCATTGACACGACCTAGGGGCCTAAACGGTCGAAGGGGTGTAGTGTCAGTTTATAAACCTCTGAAAATTGAAAGGGGTAACCGTTTTTTGCTCAGAAAATTGAATGACACACACAACACGACCCCGTACAGGTAACACTGGTACTGTACGGGGTCTAAAAAGTGACATTTTATATCAGCTGCTTTTCCAATGACTCCTCCGGAGTACTTCCTATAGGGAGGTCATTGGGAAAGATCTAAAATAAAATTATTATTTTTTTATTATTTATTGTAAAGTAACAGCATAGGAGATTAATCCTTGGACTTGCTTTGTAGCTCCAGTAGTAGCACCTGCGTTTTTAAGGATCAAGTGTATATTGTCTCCACTATTAAGATTACGAGAGAGCTTTGAAAAGATCCTTTGTGGACCTGCACTTAAATCAATAACTCCACAAGAAATAACATACTGGTTAGCTTCATACATTGAACGAGCATTATTCATAACGGGAGTATTAAGGACACCCGGGAGATAGCCTTGTGGGGCATAGACTAGAGCATAAAAGAAAGACATATCCTCGGATTGAATTACAGAAGCCAGAGATATAGTAAAGTTCTTAACCTTACGCATACCTTGTACTTCAGTAGGAGGGACTATTGGGATGGACACTTGTGCATCCAGGGTATCACGGTTTTCATTAGTGATAGCAGGGAGAGTAACAAGGAACGTAGTTTGTTCAACAGAGTATTTATTGCGTTTAGAAAAAGTGCGACGTTTACCATAGCGACGTAACATATTTATGAAAAGTGGCGGGAACGATCATTGACACGACCTAGGGGCCTAAACGGTCGAAGGGGTGTAGTGTCAGTTTATAAACCTCTGAAAATTGAAAGGGGTAACCGTTTTTTGCTCAGAAAATTGAATGACACACACAACACGACCCCGTACAGGTAACACTGGTACTGTACGGGGTCTAAAAAGTGACATTTTATATCAGCTGCTTTTCCAATGACTCCTCCGGAGTACTTCCTATAGGGAGGTCATTGGGAAAGATCTAAAATAAAATTATTATTTTTTTATTATTTATTGTAAAGTAACAGCATAGGAGATTAATCCTTGGACTTGCTTTGTAGCTCCAGTAGTAGCACCTGCGTTTTTAAGGATCAAGTGTATATTGTCTCCACTATTAAGATTACGAGAGAGCTTTGAAAAGATCCTTT